AACAGCCTCTCAAGCTGGAACTATATTCGATACTGAAGTATCAAGCGCTTCTGACATCGGAGCTTCCTATTGGGACGGTTCACAATGGAGCTAAAATGGCACAGAAACAAAATATACACGACAAGAAAGCGCACGATTATCGTAACTCTGAGGTAACTCCAGAATACGTTAATAAAAAAATGGAAGGGTTAATGTCTGCCCTATTTGACACAATTGGAGAGTCAGAAGAAAGGATAAAAGATTTAGAGTTACAGGTTTGGAAATTAACTGAGAGAATAAATGGCTCTTGACCAATTATCCATAAATGAACAGTTAGGAGATGTCCCAACTCACTTCATGAAATCAGGCAGTTGTATGCCGCCTAAAGAAAGGTTAGATATACTAGCAAAGTTTCGTGAAAGAATAGTACCTAAAGAGTATAATGGGTGTACTTTTGAGTTTGACCTTTGGTATAATACCAATGAGTTAAAAACAATTAGAACATTTCTGTATACAGACTTTTTAGGACAAGGTATTTACTTTAGGGTAAATACTGTAAAGATAAATGATAGAATAAATCACAGTATTGCTGACTCAAATCAAAAGATAGACGAGGATAGAATACAAAAGATTATAGACTGTCTTGAAAATAAATATACATTAAAAGTTAATAGAAGTCAACACGATAAAGTAGTGTTCCCACCAGGTAGTAATCTAATACAAGGTGGAAAGAACGTACTAGATTGGAAGAAACTTGATGACTTTATAATGAATAAAGGATATGTAATTAAGCCACATCCTATTACCGCCCATGTTTGGGTAGCAAAGTATAAAGAAAGATACGGAGCTGATAAGGTATTAGATAAGAAGGTTGGAGGACATGAACTTCTTGAAAGATGTACTGATGTAGCTTTCTGCCCTAATAGTCAGATGGGCATAGAAGGATTATTACTTGGTAAGCAGATTCACTCAGTAGGTACTCCTAGAGTAACTAGAGAAAAGAATCATTTAACTTATGAGGCAATATATCAAGGTATAGCTGGAAAGAGTTGCGGTTCAAGAACAGCATTATTAAAAATACTATCTAGTAAAAGATCTGGCATTGTCTTCAACTTTGACGAAGACGCAGAAGAAAGAGTAGAAAGGTACTTAGAACAATTTTGGGAGTACACTTTCAAAGGAAAAACAGAAAAGGATATAACAAAATGATTGACATTATTATTTTAACAGAGGAGATAAATACAGAATTTACTCTCAGTTCTCTAGTGAATAACTCGGAGAACTTTCGCCTGCACCTATTTAATAGGCACGGCCCTCTTATAGATAATATGCAACCAACCATTGATTGGGCTATGAAAAACTTTAGAGAAGTTTATAGCTACCAAGCTCCATTTACTTTTAGAGGAGATGCATCAAGTAGAATGGCTAGAACTCTTTTACAATTTAAAGAACATTGGAAAGATAAGCAACCAAAAGGATTCCCTATAGAAAGAGTTATTGTTCATACTAGAGGTGCTAGATTATTTAATGGTAGTTTTGCGAAAAATATACCAACAGTAAAACAAATGGGAGATAATCTTGTGTATTTCTCTAGAAAGAATCAATATTTTGACCACCCTTTCTACGGCAATTACTATCAAATACTCGACTTACCAAATAAGAAAGATGACTATGAGGAAGATTTCTTACTAGTAAATTGGAAGTTGTTTAAAGACTTCAGCAGTAATCACTTCTTTCCAAATGGAAAAGCTAAGAGATTTGAAGATCCTCAAAACCCAGGTACATGGCTTCATGATGCAGACTCTTTTGTTATATCAGCAAAAAACTCAGCACTCTTTAATAACCTTATAAAAAGAAAATATGGGTGGGCACCTTTATACTTTGATATGCAAGTAGATGATTTAATTAAGAAAGAATCTATTGGTCCAAAGGATACTATCAATCATAATATTATGATGAGAAAAGCTTTTTCAGTATGTATAGATACAAAGGAATTATTTTCTGAATATTGGCAAATACCAACATTACCTTATATGGCAACTCCTTGGGATATGTGGACTAAGTGTATTGATGACATACCATATGCTATGAGAAGAGAGGGAATAAATGAGCGTTTACTCACGAAAGCTGATAAACAGAAACGATACCTTCGTAAAGTAGTGGAAGCAGGGTACTTGTTAGGTAAGATCTAACTCGGTAAATTATAAATGATTACACCAACAGAAAAACAAGTATTCCAAATGTGGCTATTTTGCGTTTCCGATTCAATAAAAACTTCTAAAATTTCAACACCAATTATTCGACTATATCGGTCGTGCAAAAACTTATTCGTCTAAGATTTCTTCTTTAAGATCAGAAAGAATTTCCCATTTAATAATCCCATTGCGAGACATTTCTAAAGCGTATTCTTTTTCTATAGGGACGTTGTGAGGAATCTCATCAACAGTATTTCTAGGCATATGCCAACTATTAGGGTAAGCTGCACCAACCTTGAACGGGCCTTTCTTAGCAAAGAAGTCAAACCCAATAAGTGTAAGACTCTTCCAAACCCATGCTTTTTTAATTAACCATAATAAAGTTATAAACCCATTTGAAGGTCTACCTAATACTTCATTATTAACATAACCAAACTCTTCATAAATTGCCATTAACTCATTATCTGTCCACATAGTATGGAATTCTTCATCTAATGTGGCTTCTAACATTCTAGCACTAAGCAAGTTTATACGGGTACGATTTAGTAGTTTTGGAACTCCTATTAGCTCTTTTCTACCTGCCATCTGTTCTGCTCTTAAAAACCCAGTAGCCCAAATATCTGTCTTTGTACCTATAGCTTCTTTCTGTATTTTAGTTCTTGGCAATCCTCTACCCATACGAATAACTACATCATGAGAATCTATAAACTCCCCTTTTTTATAATTTAATATCTCTACGGAATTGCCGACAATTATAACGTTTTTATTTTTTAATAATTTTAAAACTTTGTCTGCACTAACCATTCGAATTCCTTTATTGCTATTTTATCTTCTTGTACATCTTGGTAGTTTGCCGAGTTTTGTACTGTTATCTCGGGTACTTCTATATGCACGGGTAAATCAATTAGATACTTAACTATATGTGCTACTTCATCATAACTTAAGCTTGGTAATTCATGATTAAGTAAACCGAGATTGATTGTACTTATACGGCATTGTTTGTCACTATTATAAGTAAGATTATTAGTAAGATGATTGAGGCTAGCTTTTTGCGCCGCATATAAATATCCTTTTGAAATGTTTGGTTGATGTGCTCGTGACGAGATGTTGATTATATACTTTTTACTATCTTTTTTCCAAGCCCGATAAGCTATATCAAGTATATTAGTTTGGTCAAAATCTTTGTGTGCATTGTTAATTAGTATGTCTGCATGGTTTGGATTATCGTAATCAAACCCCCAAAAATTTGCACCATTCATGGTAATATCTTCTATTCGTGTTGTCTTTACTCGATGCTCTAGTGCTAATGCACCCGCTAGGGCTTTAGCTAGTTTCGATGATCCTGTTATTATTACTTTCATATTCCTGTACCATGTCAAATGATTCTTTTCCAAATAGTGTTCCATCTACGGAGCACCCGTTACACGGAGATTGACTTCTATCCCCTTTTGCTAATCTTCGTCTGATTTTCTTCATAGGTTTACTAAACCAGACATTATGTAGAGTATCTTGCATTAGATTTCCTACTACATGTTCTCTTCCCCAGTCATTACTACAGAACAAGACATCTCCATTCCAATCTACAAACATCTTGTAGAATGGATAATGACACGGTTTCCCTTGCAAAGATTGTATATCGCTGTCCTCTATACCGAGCCAATCGATAGTGCCGCTTCTATTATTTAAAATAAGTCCATGATCCTTCTGACTCCAGTGCATACGATACTTATACTGGAACTTAGGTATGTCACGCATAACTTCATCGAAATGTTCCATTTGATGCGCTCCATCATATAAGTTAATATATAGTAGGGTTAGACCATTGTCAAACAGAGATTTTGCAAGCTCTGGGGTCAATCTATCCCCATTGGTATTACACTCGAGAATGTTGGAATCGAGATGTGTTCTAAAACTTTTTATTATTTCTGGAAACTCTGGGTTGAGTAAATTTTCTCCAAACCCGCTAAGAGAGATTTTCCCACGATAATAATTACGTGAAAGTTCTTTGGAAATGCTTTCTGCTCCTTTCGGAGTCATATGCAAATTCCTATTAGGGAAAACTTTTGGGTCATGTCTCGGGCAAAAGACACAAGTTCGATTACAAAGTTCGGTAGTATTAACTTCGACTGT